AGGACAACGGCAGATAAAGCAGGTGGATCATCATTATTACTAGGGACACCTAACATTTTTAGAGTAAAGTTCCAAACATCAAATGAATCTCAAATAGCAGGAATGCATAGACTCAAAACTTGTGCCGTCACAGGTTGCAGTGTGAGTTATACTCCTGAAGGAACATGGGCAGCATATGATAATGGACAACCCACTGCAAATACATTGACACTTAGACTGGAAGAATTAGAACCAATTTACTCTAGCGATTATTTGAATGAATTTGAACAAAAAAATAGACCAGGTAGCATTCCAGAATACAATGTCCAGGGTTATCAAGCAGTAACAACTCAGGAGGTAGGATACTAATGTACTTTAAAACTTTACCGAACTTACTCTATACATCCAGACTCCCAGGTTCAAGTCGAAGTAATGAAAAACTCGAAGTTAAAAACTTTTTTCGTAGAGCAGCATTAAGAGAAGATCTTTTGGATGGACTCATCTTTGCTGATTTTTATGAGATCGAAGATGGCGAAAGACCAGAAATGGTTGCCGAAAAGTTTTATGAAGATCCTGAATTGGATTGGTTAATACTTACAGTTAATAATATTATCAACATAAAAGATCAATGGCCTCTGGACAACAATCAACTCCATAGGTATATGCTAGAAAAGTATAGCAGTGAAGAAGGGATCGTAGGAATCCATCACTATGAAACAAGAGAAATTAGAGACGAGTTTGATAGAATTGTATTGAGAAAAGGAATGATAGTTGATTCCGATTTTACAATCACATATACTTCAGGTTTAACAGAAGTAACCAAAAGTGCTGCTGGTCCAGTATCAAATTATGATTATGAAATTAGAAAAAATAATGCTAAAAGAATAATTCAGATTCCAAAACCAGAATACGTTGCAATGCTTACTTCTGAGTTAAAAGAAATGATGAAGTATGAAAGATCTTCTCAATACATCACCAGTAGACTCAAAGATACATACAATCCTAGAGAATTTGGGGTATAAAAAAACCCGCCTTTCGGCGGGTGTAAAGGTCAGGAGTTGACCAGTTTAGCAAAGTAGTTGAGGGAATCATCCTCTTCTTCACTACTAGAACTTGATGCCATGATATCAGGATCATTGAAACTACTGGTGCTAGTAGAAGTAGTTTCGGGTTCAGAGTAATCACCACGACGCTCACGCTCCCACTGTGCTTCCTCTTCTTGAGTCTCTTGATCTTGCATCTTAGGAGTACCCTTGTTACCAAGAGTGTAATCAAGACGCTTCTTCAGATCATCATAGGACTTGAAGTTCTTGGGATCAAGGAACTCGTTGAGATCATGGAGATTGTTGTAGATCTTCTCCAGTTTGTCATCGTCATCGAAGAGTGCGGAAGGACGTGCAAACTCACTGCTGTCATAGTTCTGGTAACCAGCAACCTTACGGATCTTCAGTTTGAAGTTTGCACCCTGCCAGAAGTCAAAGGGATTGATGGGTTCTTCGTCAGCGAACTCAGGCTTCATTGCTTCCATGATCTTGTCATGGATCTTCTTACCATACTTGTAGAGGAAGACTTTGCCTTCGTTGTCGGGGTTAGCAGGATCGCTGACAACAAAGATGTTGCTGTAGTAGGACAGTTTACGCTTTTGCTTGCGTGCCTGCTCCTTGCCAGCATCAGTGCCGTTATTCCACAGACTAGAGTTGTACTCACAAACGGGACACTTCTGCTCTTTGGTGGTCAGACATTGGTCGATCAACCAACCACCAGGACCTTGGAATGCATGAGTGTAGACTCGTGCCCAAGGAAGATCGCAACCTTCTGCTTCAGGAAGGAAACGGATGACAGCAAAACCATTACCAGTCTTATCGACTGATGGTTTCCAGATACGCTCGTCAGCACCGTTGCCCTTATCGTTGAGTTTCTCTACAGACTTGATCAGTTTATCAGTGAGAGAACCGGAGCGAGATTGCTTCTTGAGATTTTGAAAAGACATAGGATTGATTAGGATGGATTAGGATACGTTGGATAACGACAGGTATATTATATAACATGGATCCCTACCTGTCAAGGGATTGCTCTAGATGTTCGATGGTCTTGTCCAGTTTTTGGAAGAACTTGTCCATACCATCGACTTCAGTATAACCAAACATCTTAGCAGCGTCAAGGACTCTTTGCTTTATCATCAAAGCATCGGGATCATCTGAGAGAGAAACACGGAAGAAAAATAACTTCTGCTTCTCCAAAAATGCCTTAAGTAATTTAAGATGATCTCTCTTTTCTTGCTCACTATAATTACCGATACCAATCATATCGGCGGCAAGTTGTCTCTGCATGTTTTCCAATTCCATTACGGTGTCTCGGACAACCTCTGACTCAAAAAACTTGCTCATATGACTTGCTCTTTTAAGATGTTTTTGTATTTGGTCACATCAATATTTAGGAAAGGTTTATATTTTTTGATTTTTAAACTGACGGTTTCCCATACAGGATCTGTAAGTTTTTTATCAAAATTCTTTGAGTAACCTAGAATAACATCTAGGATTACCATTGTCTCTATAGACAAAGCACCCTGCAAATACTTTTTGAGTATCTCAGGGTGTGATTGGCCTTTTACAGTAAATAACTGCTCAAAGTTTTCTTTGCGAAAAAATACTTCAATCTCAGTCTGAAACAAATAAGTTAAACCTTGGAACCTTTTTGCCCAAGATTTATAACTATCTTCCCCAGTCGAGATGATCTCACCAATCCATAGACGATCGGGATCATCACACTCAACAAAGTTTGCTAGAAAATATTCTTTGATTTCGTCATCGGTTTTCTTGCGAGACATACGCTCAAAGAAATAACGATCTTTGCGATTGTTATATGCCTGAGTAGATGCTTTGGACTTTCCAGAATATTTGAAGTAACTATAACTCTCTTTTGTAAAATGATTTTTGAATGCTAAGTATGTTTTGTATACATCAATTGGTGTCATCATCAAAATTAAAAATCACAATGGAAGTTTTGCTCTGGTGGTTTTCTTCAGAAAGTTAAGTTGGATGGCATCATACTTAAGTTTTTCTTTCAGTGGTTTTGAAATTAGTTTACCTACTGACTCCATCTCAATTTTGTTCTCTTCACAGAAAGTAAGTATTGCGTCAATATAATTAAAGTTGTAAGTCTTGACTAAACTTTCAATCTCTTGTGCAAACTTTGCTTGGCACAAGAACTTCTCCTTAATTAGATCGTCAACCGGATTCTCCATAGGCTCCTGTTTTGTGTTCGACAAACTTTTTGATGTACTCTGTGAGAAGTTTAATATAGTGACCCTTGTTGCGTTTTTCATAGACGACACATTCTCCGTTTTCAGCTACCATAATGGTAATAAGTTTCTTGACCGGAATACCAGTCATTTCATAATACATGCAAGCATAAGCAGTCTCTTGCACGAAGTAATTTTCAATCCATTCTTCGGGTTTTATCTTCGTCGAGGTCTTAAAGTCAATGACTGCAAGTTCTCCGTCGTACTCTGCTATGCAGTCTACTCGACCAGCAAGACCAAGATAGTCACTATACAGTGACTTCTCTAAAGCATGTATGTTATTTATACGATCAAGATTTTCCTTTGCTGAAAGGAGCAAAAATTTTGTTGAGGGAAGCATCGAGATCTCCTTGATTGGAGTATTCTTGATGTAAAGTTCCACAGCATCGTGAAACTTAGTCCCTCGGAAGGTTGACTCCCTGGTAATTTTGTTTGCTTTTTCGTCTCCGACTTTCTTTCGCCATTCAACGAATACTTCACGGTTATAGAAACTCGTGACAGAGGTGATGGAAGGATACATTTTTCCAGATGGGACTTCATAGAAACGAGTCCCATCGATCATGGTTGCCTTCAGATCAGTTTCACCTTGTAAATTATCTAGATGGATGAACATTAAATACCAAGTGCAATTTTAGTCATGATGTAATTACGAACAAATCCAGATCTCACGATATCGTTGACATCATACTCTACAGTCGCAAAGTCTTCAGTCATTGACATAATAATCTGTTTGAAATTCAGGATTCCATTTCGTTCGTTGGTCTTCACAAGATCAGATTGTGCTGCGTCACCACAGAATACAATCTTACAATTTTCACCAACTCTTGTAATTATACTATCAAGTTCGTGAAAATTCAAGTTCTGCATTTCATCAACAATAATAATGCAGTTATCCATGGTTGTACCACGGAGGAATGAAGTAGACCAGAAACGGATTGTCTCTTGTGCTTTCAACGCTCCGTAAAGCATTTCAAACTCTTGATCATCCTGCATCTCGAACATGTATTTCACCATGTTCTTGTATGGAATCTGATAGAGAGAAGATTTATCTTCATGGTCACCAGGGAGGAAACCAATCTCACGAGTAGCAACTAGAGAACGAACCACATACACCTTTTCGTAAGGTGTGAATTGATCCAGAACGTCTTTGAGTGCAAGGTAGAGTGCAATAAAAGTTTTACCTGTGCCTGCTGCACCATATGCAAAAAGATTTTTACCTGCTTTATACTCGTCAAAGAATTTCTGCTGGTTATCTGTCAATGGTTTAATATCAACCATTAGATCAGAATTAATTGGCTTCTTTCTCTTCATTTTTCGTGAACTCATACTACCAATACCACTGATAGTGTCACCTTTTCTTTTCTTTGCTGGCATACTTAGATTTTGCTGATGTTAGAACCTGGGACTGATTTGACCTTGGACAGAACGTCATTCCATCCAGGATTTTTCTTGGTAAGTTTATCTTTCCATTCACCGACTTCACCAGAACCTGGGCAGGTAGATGGATCACTCCAATCTCTCTTCCAGTCAGGATTGTCTTCGCACCATTGAGACCAGTCGTGAACACTCATGCTCACACTTTTTTGTTCACCAGTCTCTTTGTGGATTACAGGGTATGTTGCCATAGTTACAAAAATCAATGAATTATTTAGACCCACTCAAGGGCTTCTGAAACTGTAGGGAACTGTTCGATGAATACCTCCTTACATGCCTCTGCGACTTGCATATGTTCTTTCTGTGTGCCATGTGCGGAACGCAGATTGATGTAATGAATCCATGATCTGCATGAGCCCGTCATGTAGATTCTGGTGGGCGTGCATAATGGAAGCACATTTCTTGCACATTCCTTTGCCACACCACGATCAAGCATCTGTTGATACAATGCCATCGAAGAATCAAACAGAGTTTGCATCTGCAGTTCTAGATTCTGCTTCAAGAAAGGATCAAGATCATCGATAGAGTTCTGACGATTCTTGTCATCTTGACGACGCATTTCAGGTAGAGGAATAGTAGAACCCAGCAGGGAACTATCAGCATACCGTTGTGAAAACTCTTGAAATGTGAAGGACCTATGTCTCAAAATTTGGGCCGCAATTGCCCTTGTAGTTTGAATCTCAAGGGTCATTGTGGATTGTTCAAACACAGACCAGTGATTATGTTTGATACAGTAACGCAAGAGACCAGAATACTTTTCGTTATCCTGGTTGCTGGGGTTAGAGACTCTGGCGATATAAGCCATAGTCTGTTCTGCGTCAGGGGTAACGCTTACAAGTTTAGCAGTCATAAAAATCAGTCGGGGTAACCATCATCGTCTTCAAAAACCTCATCGTAATCTA